ACTATTATAGAAATCAAGAATCACAGAACATCTTTCTAGATCATGTAAACAATAAACTAGCAACAAGTAGAAACTATGATGCTATGCCACCTGAATTTAAAGAAACTGCGACAGTTGTTCAGGCAGAGGAGTTTAGAGCAGGTGAAGGGGGTAATGCAAAATACCTACCTAGCTATCAAAATGTAGGTGGTGCTGATATGATATGGACTATGGTTGATGAAGATAGAGTTCCAATTAAAGCATTTGACGGAACTGATATAACCATAAATACAAAAGATGTTAATAAAGCACTGATAACACATTATAAAGAATTAGAAAAAATAGCTTTAGCTAAGAACTATGACAGTAGAACAATGACTAAGACTGATATTGATACTGTTCTAACAACAATAGATCTGAATAAAAATAATTTCTTTGCCATAAAACGTCTACGAGAACAATATGGTGGTATGAATAAACAAATAGATACTAAGTTTGAATCATTGGGTGATGTTGGTGTTTCTGAATTAGATAGACGTACGGAAGAAGATTTTGATCAAACTATGATTGTGCCAAAAGAAAATATATTTACTAAAGGCTTGAACTATTTATTGGATCTATTTGAGAGTAAAGATATAGATATAGATACAAATACAATACAAAATGAGTTGCCTGAACTTGGTAGTAAGGGTTCTCAGAATCCTGCATGGCAATATGTTTACAATAATATAATTAAAGATCAAGAAAAGGAAAAGAATCCTTTAGTAAAAAAAGCATTGCAAGAGAACTTTGATGAAGATGTAGCTATTAATATAGTTGATGATGTTGTTGAGGTAATTGAATATCTAGGAGATATAGAAGGTTATAATGGATATGGTTATAAAGATGGTGTTGGTTCTAATGCAACAATATCTATCGGTGCAGGATTTAATATAAAGTTTTTAACAGATGATGATATCGCTATTCTTAGTGCAGATGGCAGAGCCAAAGTAAAAGAACTACAAAAAATGCTTTCAGGTGTGCCATCAGGAAAATTTACACTTGCAGATATAGAAGAATATTCAAAAACACAAGGTATTGTTGTTTCAAAAAAACAGTCTCAAAAAATATTTAGAAATAAAGTAACAAGACTTTATAGGCAGTTTACTACAGAGTTTCCAAACTTCACTACACTTAGTGCTAGTAGACAAAGTGCATTAATAGATCATGCTTATCAAATGGGTTATGGTGCAGGTAAATTTAAAAAGTATTGGTCAGAGGTTTCAAGAGGATTAAAAACTAATGATGTAAAAGCAAGAGATTATCATTTCTTGATGGCAGGATCACATTTAATATATAATTTTAATACTGAAGCACAAGAGGCTATGAGCAATCTTTTTGTTACTGGAGAAACTCTTCTTAATAAACAATTTCAAAAGGTTGGTTTATTTGGTAATGATAGAATTTATGATAGAGCAGAAATGTTGGGATTCATATCAAGTAATAGACCTAGTTATATGGACGAATCAGGACTGTTAGATAGACCAAGTAAAATAGATCTTGCTACAAAAAATGTTAAAAAAATTCCTGCTTTTATAAAAAGAAGAACTAAAGATTTGATTAATTAAATGTCAGAATTATTATTTAGACAAATTGATTTTAAGAAATATGAAACAGATGGAGTTGTTGATTTTACTCCCATTCATCTTTCTCTGAGAGACAACATTGGTACTGTTGATCCAACATTTTCACAAAGTTTTATGGCAGGATTAAAGTATCAATGGCTTCCTATAACTAATCGTACATCAGAATTGTTTCAGTTTAAAGATGTAGACCATGATGATTCATTTAACTTTAAAGATAGAATGAAAGAAGATAATACATATATTTATGCAGAAGAGTTGTCACGAGCAAAGAACAATGAACACTATGATTACATATTAAATAATGTAAGAGCAATAGAGCAGAATAGATCAGTTTATGATAGATCAGGTTTTGGCGGTGCTTTAGTTGCAGGTGTAGTTGATCCTTTAAATATAGCTTTTATGATGCCAGTATTTAATACTGGTATTCGTGCTGCTTGGTCAGCTAAAAGTGCTTTGGGTGTTGGGTACGAAACTGCAAAGGTAGGTGGTATCTTTGGAATTACTGGTGAATTATTACGAGCGCCATTCGATCCGTTCAGTACAGCACAAGAGGTTACAGCTAATATAGCAACTAATACTGCTTTTTCAGGACTACTAGGTGGTGGTGCTAGAGGAGTGGCAAATGGCTTGACTGGTATTGGCACAAAGATAAGAGCAAGAAAAGATCCATTAGGTGCAAGTAATGATATAGAAGAGATTAGAAAGTTAAGAGAAGAAGGTGTTGCTGATGAAGGGTTAACTAAACTTCCGTTAGATAAATTTACATTAATAAGTCGTTTTATACCATCTGAAAAACTACAAAGATTATTATATAAAGATGGAAAGAATATAAAAGAAGCACCTGATTATGTAAGAGAGGCTCATGTTAAAGTTGCATATAATGGTGTAACTCCATTGAAGAAGAACTATCAAGGTGTAGGTGAGCAATCAATAGATATGTTGCAAACAGAGTATGGTGCATTTGGTTTGCAGGTTGAACAATACTGGCGAAAGCTATGGAATAAAGAACTCACAAACTTAGATGGTACTGGTCAGATTGGTGGTCTTGACTATCGTAGTACTAAGATATCTATGGATAGATACATGGGTAAAGGTCAACAAACATATGCAAGTAGTTCTACTGGTGAAATAAAGACACCTACATTTGGTGAGTTTGCTGAAGAAATAATAGAACTTTCTATTTTAAATGGTGATGCTTCATGGAACAAAAGATATTACAAAGATTTACCTGAGTTTAAGAAACTTGGAATACAAAGGCTTGAAGATTTTCTTAGAGACATAGATCAAAGAGGACAAGATGCTAAGTTGTTTCACGATAAAACAACAATCAAAGCTAATATAAAAGAGTTGCAGGATAGAATTGTTGATTATGAAAGACGTATCAAAGTAGAGAAAGATGCTGCATTTAAATCAATTCTTAAATTAAATTTAGAAAACGTAAAAAAGAAAGTTACGTTTTACGAACAATACAATCCAACAAGAAAGAACTATAAGTTCCCATTGTATTACAACAAAGAGTTATTGGTAAATAATGCTGATGCACAAGAAGAACTTACACAAATATTTACAAAACATTTTTTAGATCAAAGTAAAGTTACAAGATGGAATGATAAAACAAATAAGTACGAAGATGTTAGAGTATTTGATAATGCAGTAGGTAGAGAAAACTCAAGGAAATATGCAGAAGAAGTTGTTGATGCAATACTTGAACGAGGTGATGATGCTTATGACTATGGCACTGGCATAGGTAAAGGTAAACATCTTATGATGCGTGTTACAAATATACCTGAATATAAAGTTATTAAGTTTATTGTTAAAGATCCAAAGGTTATGACTGAGTATTCTAAGAAGATGGGTTTTAGAATAGAGTTTGCAAAGAAGTTTGGTGATGTTGATATTGATGAATTGGTACAAGGGTTTGAACTTCGTATGCAACGAGATGGTTATAGTGCCAAACAAATAGCTGAAATTAAATCTGACTTTCTATCTGACTTTGAAAGAGTTGCAGGTCAAATGGTTAGAGATCCACAAAGAATGGATACAAAATTTGCAAGAAATCTTAAACGAGTAGCAGGTATGAGTTACTTATATGGTGCAGGTATTAGTTCCCTTACAGAAACACTGGCTATGCCAATATTTGAGCATGGTTTTGGTCGTGTGTTTAGGGGTATTGTTGCAGGAATTGATGGTAACTTTTCTAAAATGAAAGCTAATGCTACTGATCTTATGCACATTGGTGAAGGGTTGGAGATGATTAGACCTACTGCTCATCACAGAATGTTACATGATAATTTAAGACCACTTCAAGTGGGTAGAGTAGAAAAGACATTAGAAACAGCAGAGAACTGGTTTTATAAAGCTAATGGTTTAGCACCAATAACAAGTATAGGTAAGCTAATAGATTCAGCTATTCGTATCCCAAAGTTTTATCAACAGTTAAAAGCCTACAATGATGGAACTATAAAGAAACTTGATATTATAGAACTTGCTAGATATGGGATTGACGAGAAATTAGCTAAGAGAATGTTTAATAACGGTGCTTGGCAAGAGACTGATACTGGTATGCCACTATTAAATATACAAGGTTGGTCCACAAAGACATCAGCAGATAGAGAATTGAAACAAGCAGTGAGTACATACTTTAATACTGCATCTCGTAATACAATTATTCATGCTACTGCATTTGATAGACCAACAATGATGGACGGATTTGTTTATAAGAAATGGTTGCCTTATATGAGTAAGATGGGTATTGAACCTGATCCAAGGGCATCAGTAGGTAAAAGAGCCAATGGCACATATGCCTATCCAGTGGCAAGACTCGAGTCAGGCACTATGGCATTTCCATTTCAGTTTTACAATTTTGCATTTGCAGCACATAGAAGAGTGTTAGGAGCATTGATCGATCCTGCTAAACAACACAGATTATCAGGTATGATTGCTTTATTGGGTATGAGTTATGTTACCTTGTCACTGAAGAAACCTGATTGGTGGTTTGAGAATAAAGATTATCCTGAACTTTTGATGAGGGTAGTAGATCATAGTGGTGTTACTGGTTTATATGCTGATATATTTTATCATGGATTAAATGTAGCAGTTGCATCAGGTTTACATGATCCTGATACCAGTTGGCTAAAAGGTAGATATAAAGCAGAGGGTTGGGATACTGCGTTTGGATTTGCAGGTGCATCACCTAATATGATAAGAGAGTGGGTTGAGGGAACAAATGATTTATTAAATGACAGGACAGAAGAAGGATTAAAGAAGATATCGTATAATGCTCCAGTCCTTAGTCTCATTGGTTTAGATGATGATCTTCGTGCATTAGGTGAAAAAGAAAGATTTAGATATTAATAGACATTTGAAACAAAAAACTGTAAAGGTAAAAGCATGACTATAGCATTAAGTGCAAATACTCCACGAGTGAGTTACACAGTTAATGAAGGTGCAAGTCAAACTTCATTCACTGTTCCATTCGTATTTTTTACTGCATCAACAGATCTCAATGTTTTTGTTGATAATACTGCTCGGACATTTGATGCAAGTACATCTAATACAACTAAGTATACTGTAAGTGGTGGCAGTGGTTCTACTGGAACTGTAACAACAACTGTGACTGGTGCTACTGGTGGCAGTACTGTTGTCATTACAAGAGCAGTGCCATTGTCTCGTACCACAGACTTTCCAAGTTCAGGTGCATTTGAGGTAGCTAAACTAAATACTGAGTTAGA